ACCCTCAATACCGAGGGAACCAAACCATCGGGAACCCGCTCCCTCTCGCTCACCAAAATTGACAAGTCGCTCATTCAGCGCGGTCAGGTGATTGAGTTGACGGACATCCTTACTCAAACCGACCTGTTCAACAGCCTCCAGCAAAGCATCAAAACTCAAGGTGAAGATGCTGCTCTGGACTTGGACACGCTTACTCGCAATACGCTGGTGGGTTCCAATGTGGCTGGTGACGCTAAAGAAAACGGCGATGGTTCCGATCTGGACAACAGCGACACTCTTAACGAGATGTACGCTGGTGGTTCCGCGAACTACACCGACTTCTGCGCCACCACTTCCGGCAATACGCTGGCAGCGAGCGACATCCTTGATGCCGTGACCAAGCTGAAGATCAATCGCGCTACTCCCGCCAAAGGCGGAATGTATGTTGCGGTGGTCAGCCCGCAGGTCTTGAGCGATGTGATGAAGATCAATGAGTGGTTGAATGCCGCCCAATACAGCAATGTTTCCGAACTCTACAAGGGTGAGGTTGGTTCGTTGTTTGGTGCTAAATTCATCGAAACCACCAACCCGTTTGTTAGCGGAAACGCCAACACTGCGGATGATGATCGCTTCGATTATGACGCTTCTGCCGGTAACGGTGTTGCTGCTGACAAGAACGTGTACGCCACCCTGTTCCTCGGACAACAGGCATACGGTGTGCCGAACTTGGGTTCGCAGTCTCCGTTCAGCCCGAAGGTCATCATTGCGGACGGGCCGGACAAGAGCGACCCACTCGATCAGAAGATCACAGTATCGATCAAATGCTACTGGGGTGCGTTGCGACTCAACCCGAACTACTACGTTATTATGCGCTCCAAGACCGCATACAGTGGCTAAAAATAAAACAGACCATGCATAAAGGTAAGAAGCCAAAAGGCGTGGTTCTTATGATCGCCGTGGGGGGTGGGGCTGAAAAGCCCCGCCTCTCCGGCAACTCGGAAACCAGTAATAAAAAAACAATGATTAAAATTCCTTTGGGCGCATTATCCAACATGGATGAAGAGGGTGATGCTGCCATGCCCGAAAATGGCGATATGGTTCAAATGAACAACGTCGAGGGCGTTGTCAAAAACATTGATGGCGAAGAGGCCCATGTTGAGCTTCAGACCGTTGAAGGCCAACCCATCGAGTACGTTGATCACAAGAAAGAGGATTCGGAAGAAGAATCTGATGATGATCGCTTGATGAAGATGGCGGAAGAAGAGGACGAAAAAGCCGGTTACTAATTATGCCGATTTACCAGTTCAAGTCTGAAGGCGGCGAGGTCATCGAGGAGGTGGTTCCGGTTGGAACTAAAGACATCATTTTTGATGGAGAAAAATACTCCAGATGTTTGGAGCCAACAGGGTTTGCCTTTACCGGCAACGCTACCGGAATGCCGTCCCAGACTGAACAGGTGAGGCAGGGGTACTACAAGTTAGAGTGTGAGGGAGGTTCAGGCTTCAAATCTTCATACAGTAAGAAACAAATCAAAAAGGCGTGGGGGATTTAAATGGCAACTTTATCGGGGCGGACTATTGCATCGAGCTACACTGAACTGCTCAAGACGACATCAAGTAGTGGCGTTACCTCGTCTCTGGACACGGTGCAGGACGGTGACGCTACCGATTCCGCACTTCAAATTTCTGATGCGGCGGTCAAATCCACCGGCACGTTAACTTCCGCCGGAAACTTTGACGTAGCCACGGATAAACTTACGGTCAACGCGACCAGCGGGAATACTGCCGTAGCCGGTACTCTGGATGTTACGGGCCAAATTACCGGCAATGTCACTGGCAATGTCACCGGAGACGTAAAAGCTACAGACGGCACTTCAGTACTCGATAGTGGCACGGACGGAACTGACGCAACTTTCACTGGTACAGCCACCAAGGCCGACCAACTTTCTACCGCCAGGAACATTGAGCTAACCGGAGATGTCACTGGCAATGTAAATTTCAATGGCACGGCAGATGTAGACATTTCGTCCACCTTGTCAAACACGGCAGTCACTGCTGGCACATACGGTTCTGCTACTGCCTCCCCACGATTTACCGTTGATGCCAAGGGTCGCATCACCGGAGTGTCCGAGGTTACCATTACAGGTGGTGGCGGAGGGGGTGGCGGGTCTGATGCAACATCAATCCAAGGCGTTAGCGTCAGTGCCACCGATCCCACTACTGACGGGGAGGCATTGGTTTACACTGGCTCGGAGTATGAAGCTGTTGCAGTGGTCAAGGATGCCAATGCGGTTTCAACCAATACTGCCAGCAAGGTGGTCAAGCGTGACTCGTCTGGCAACTTTGCCGCTGGAACTATCACTGCTGCCTTAACGGGGAATGCATCTACTGCAACTGCATGGGCAACGGGACGGGATGTTGCACTTACGGGTGATGTCACTGGCACGGCAACTGGAGTGGATGGTTCAGGCAATGTATCAATCGCATCCACCTTGGCAAACTCCGGTGTCACTGCTGCGACTTACGGTGATGCAAATACAGTAGCTCAAGTAGTGGTTGACGCTAAAGGGCGGATCACTACAGCCACTGACGTAGATATTTCCATCACAGCATCGCAGGTAAGTGACGCTGGTACTGCTGCCACACTGAACGCTGCCGATGCCAACTGGAACGCCAACAAGATTCAGGGCAGAGATGTGGCAAGCTCGGCCCCGTCAGATGGTCAGACCCTCTCGTGGAATGATAGCGCAAGCCAGTGGCAACCG